CCATAACACGGATGCGATAATAAGCCCGATGCGTTTCATCATTAACCCCTGGTCAAGTTCGCCCAGAGTTCCTGTTCTACTAACACCATGCGATCCAAAGTGGCTTCCAGCGCTCCTGCCGAAAAGGGGTCTTGCGGGTTGAACACGGCGGGTTGAATCACCGGCGTCTGTCGCGTGATCAAGAGCGTTCCGCTCGCGGCGGGCGGCACGGAGAAATTGACCGTGCCGCCCATGTTGTAGGTATTGAGTTTATCGTCGAGTGTGCCCGCAACCGTGTAGTCAGAATTGAGGACCAGGTTCGTCGTGTTTCCCAGCGAGTCCGTGTACTGCACGAGGAGGTCGGCTTGCGCGATGAAATAACTTGGGAAGGTGAAGGCGGTCGCCATGCCGTCTGTGCCGTATTGAATCGAAATCTGCTGGTTGCTGACACTCATCGCTCCACCTCGAAGGGATTCCGGTCGTAGCCGTCCGCGAACTTCGTTCGCTTCTGCGTTAACTCAGGTGCCGCCCGTAGTGCCGTGCGCTGCTCGCCCGCCCCCAGAAGCATATATTGCGCCGCTTCTGCCACATGGCTGAACATATCCTTGACTGGCAGGTCGTGATAGCGCTCCTGCCCCGTCACCTGTACGCGCTTGTAGTGGTAGCCGCCCGCGAGCGCCTTGCGGAGCTTCTGGCAGTTGGGATGGATGAGCATCCCCGGCTCGCCATCGACCATCTTGTTCAGGAAGTAGGCGAAGGTCTCGCGGCGCTTGGTCGGGTCATTCGTCGCTGCCGGACGCGCGGCAATGCCAGCCGCCCGCAGCACCTCGAAGGGCGTTCCCTTGTCGGTCTGCGCCCGCGTGTCGCCCGCGGGGTCGCCGGTTATCGAGGCGATCTTGTAATCGACGAACTCGCCTCGGAGCGTTTGCCCGAGGAGATTGCCAAATTCAAGCGCGCCCATGTCCTCGGTAACGAGTTCGCGATATATGCGCCACGCCCCCATGATGGTTCGCTGAGCAATCGTCGCTGCTGGGGTGAGCCCGAAGTCGATGCCAACGTAGATCGGCAGATTGCGGTTAAGCGCAAACTCACGACAATGCATCCCGTCCCGGTACTCTGGATAGACCGGCTTTCCATCGAGTACGAATCCGTATTCACCATCGACATAGACCTTGATCCATTCGTTAGATTTACCAGCACTCAGGCGCTCGTAATAGCCAGGGGTAAGATTCCTTAGATTCTCTGCTTCAGGAGAACGCCCACTAGGCTGCGCATAGAACCGCTGGAGCGCTTGATTTGGTCGTAACACGCCCAACTCGCGGAGCTTTTGGGCGATTTCTTCATTCCTTGCGACAGTTTCAGGGTCGGGGAAGTCCGCCATCTTCGCCCACCAATGGTCAGTATCCGGCGGGTTAGTGTCCATCACAATCTGCGGAGCAGCGCAGCCGTAGGTTATCTGGCCTTTGGCATTTCGTATGGTCCGCGGGAAACGACCGACACGGCCAGTGAGACCGTCAAGGATGACCTTGGGGAGTTCGCGGGCTTCGTTGATCCACGCATCACTCAATTCCATCGATAGCAAATGGCGAAGGTCATCCGGCTGGTCGAGGGCGAGGAACCAGATTTCCCAATCGACCTTGGGATTCTCCGTTATGATACGGTGCATCGGCGGTCCTTTCTCGCGCCAGCGCCCCACATTCGGAGGCACCCATTGCTGCCACGTCTTGATGGTCGTGGTCGTGAGTTCGGGGTAGGTATTGCGGATGATCGCCGTGCGCCGACGAACATAGCCATCCGGCCCGGGGCGCTGAAGTGTGAAGTTCCGAAGCAGTTTAGCAATGCAGGAAACCGATTTGCCGGTGGCGAAGGGGCCACGGATACCGCAGAGCAGCGCATCGTCAGCCACAAAGGCGCGCGAGACTGGCCCCGGCGGATTCCAAGTGAAGTTGATCGGCTGCTCGACTTGCTTGACGGTGGTTTTCATTGGATTGCCGGAACGCTATTCTCCGATGGGCCAGCCGCGCCAAACTCGTTAGAGACGGTCGGCGGTGCGCCCATGTCCGGAGTGTAGCCCTTTAACGCTTCCTTGTGCGCTTCGATCGCATCAGCAAGCTTCGGATCGGCCAGCATTCCCACGTTGGCCACGTGAGTCGCGCGGGCGATGATGTGCTCCATCTGCACCTTGCGCATCTGGTCGCTGTCCTTCTTGAAGTCAGCGCTATTGACGTATTCCGACAAGTCATCGTGGAGGCCGTCCGCGCGGTCTTTCATCCATTGCGCCTTGTCCTTCGGGTAGTTATCGAGAAATTGCGGCGGATAGCTGGCGTGGACATTCAGCCGCGCCATTTCGTTTACCACGGGGTCTTTCGAGGGCGTGGAGATATTTACGGGGTAAAGTAGGCGCTCTGGAATCCCCATCGCCGGATTTGGTACCGGCTGGTTGAAAACGTCCATGCGAGGCTGGACTTGCTCCGATTGGCCGGGGATGCCAGTTTGTATCTCCTGCCCCATCGTCTGCGGGTCGCGCGCAAGCGGGTCGGTAGCGCTCGCCAGCCCACGTAACGCTGCTGACCACGGAATGAGGCCCGCCGCCTCTTGCCCTGCAAACTGCTGAAGTGCCTTGGGTTTGTTCTCGTTCAGGTCTGTCATCAGCTTTTTGATATTGACGAGTCCCTGCACGATGGAGTCGTTCGCCATTGCGGTGCCGAGCGCCCTTGATACTTGGCTGGCTCGATCGATGGCGTCGGGGTCGCTCATCGCATCGCGATTCTGGAGATAGTTGCCCGTCATTGCGATCGGGAAGGCCAGCGGCTCGGGCACGCTTACTAGCTTGTCGCCGAACTTGAATTGCGGTGAGCCGTACTTGTCGAGCACGATATTGCCGTTGTGAAACTCGTGCGAAATCATCACGCCCATCAAGGAGCCGAAGGCAATCTTCGCTGCCGCTGCGCTCTTTGCCGCGGGGTCGCCACTCATCAGATCGCTCGCATTCGTGAGCAAGCCTACGCCCGGAGTGATATCCGCGCCCATCTTCTTGACGTTGTAGGCGACCTTGAAGAACGGCATCAGTTGCTTCAGCGGCGCATACTGGATTAGCGCCTGTGCGGCAGCGGGCATCCCTTCCAGTTTATTCGCGAAGGTTCCGATGTCGGCCTGCTGCGCAGCGTTCGCCCGCATATCGGCGGGAACGTCCGCGAGCGTGGCCTTGTAGATACTCTGCGCCCGCGTATAGCCCTCGACGCCGTTCGCGCCTTCAGTAGCCGCCTGATTGACTGCCGTGCGCCACGCGAGCGCGTGGGTCTCCATCGAGGTCATCATCGAGTGGCCGAATTGATGGACCGCCGTCAGCCCGCGTCCCGGCAGCCGAAGTACGTTGCCGAGGTAATCGATGGCCGTCCCCATCCCCGTCCCCTCGAGGCCGAAGGCTTGGCCGGTGATAGCCTTATGCGCGTCGATGAAGGGGCTGACCGTACCGCCTTCGATTTGCGACTCGCGAGCGCCCGTCTTGAGCGAGGTAAAGCCCACATCGAGCGCGTGCCAGAAACCATCGACCAGCCCCTGAATGCGCGCCAGCGGCTCGCCTAGCTTGACCGGCGACCCCGGAAGCATCGATTCAATCTGGCTACGGGGAATCGTGAGCATCGCCGAAATGGCGTTCGAGACGCCGATTCGGCTGCCCGTGCGGCCGACGTTGCTCAACAGATTGTTGATGTAATACTCGTTGAAGGCGTTATAGAGCGAGCGCCCCATCCCGACATCTTCGCCAAGCTGGCGCTGCGCTCGCGCGAGTTGTTCCGGCTTGAGTTCCGCCAGCAGGTCCGACAGCTTTTGCGGGCTCGATTCGACGTTAATCTTTTGCGCGATCTGAGCGGTCGCCGCCACGAAGGCGTTATTCGGCTTGTTGGGGTCGAGAATCTGGAGCGAACGACCCACATCGGAGCGCGTGCCAGCTAAGGTCGAATAATTCTCAGCCATCGCAGAATAGCGATTGACGAGTTGATTTAGGTCGCCGGTAACGTCTTCACCCGCCGCGGCGCGGGTACGGAGGTCGAGGTTGAAGGCGTGGATGGCGCGGTTTTCTTCGTCGTAAGTGCTCGCGAGCGCTTGGACGTGCGCTGCCAGCTTCGGAGGCGTGGAACCTTGCGCATAGTAGGATTCGAGATTCTGGCGGAGTCCTGCCGATTCCTGCATGGTGAGC